GGGTTGGAGTACAACTATCTGTCGAAGAAGATCCAGATATTAACCACGACGGTTCGCAATCTGTGCATTAAGCGCAGCGGTTACCGGGTTATCACCTAACAACGCAGGATTCACTGGCCCAGGTGCACGAGCTTGGGTCGGTTGAATCTGTGGTGCTTGTAGACTGCCTTGATTAAACGGAACAAACCCTGATGGTAAAGATGGTAAAGATGGTGCAGGAGCGGAAGGAGTGACAGGTACAAACCCTGGGGGCAAACCTGAAGATGGTTGCGGTTTAGGTGCTGCGGGTTGAAAACTTTGTTCTCCAAACTTTCTTTTCTTTTGCTGCAATATTATAGATCTTATCTCACCACGAGGATACTCTTGTATTGTTTTGTTTCTACGCATTTCTTTTAGAACGGAATCACTTGGAGTAAGTGGAACGTATCTTCCACGCATTATCTCATTGACACCACCAATACCTGCATCCTTTAAAGTTTTTCTGATCTTGTTGTCCGGCACACCAAATGTTCGCATGGCTTGGATAGTTTGATAGAACTGATTGTGAACTCGATACCTTGCTTCGTTTGCATCTTTGTACGCCTCTAACAATTGTGCTGAGTCTACGTTTTGTCTACGAGCAACAGAGTTAAAAATGTTTGAAGAATCTTGCCTTGCTTTGGCAAACTCATAACCTTTGAACTTCATAGCATCAGAGGCTTGAGTATCTGATTGTGTAACCCCGCTGAAAGCACGAAAGAGTTCTGTTGTTATTTCTCTCTCACGACCCATTCGATCTTTTGCACTAATTCCCGTAGCATCTTCTAACCCAAGGCTGTTGACTAGACTACGAACAAAACGACTAGGTTCAAATTCACCACCACGCACATCCACAGGAACAATACTTGGAAGGAGTGCATCCATCATGTGGGCAAAAGATTTAGAGACTTTGTCTCCGGCGTTATCTTGAGGGTTGTAAACTTTTGCTCCAGTCACCGTCCGACCTGCTCGACCTCCTGCAATATTTCCTAAAGATCTTACAAATATATTTTCTGCTTGCGGATCTAGAACATCTCTTATCTTAGCAGCAGCGATTGACTCTTCGGTAAACGGTGCAAAGAGTTCTGTGAGAGATTCTTGCCCCGCCTCCCAAACAATCTGACCCCCGCCCTTACCTAAAGCACGTCCTTCTTCGGCTTTGTTTAGAGCAGCGATAAGTGTTTTTTCTAGTATGTCATATGGGTTGGAATAACTGTAGTTGACATACTTCGGTGTGCCATCTTCTTGACGACCAACAGGAATCAAACGGGCGTTTCTTTCCCAAGGAGGTGCGATTGATCTTTGATAGGCATCCATCTCTTCTTTGGATACACCAGACATAGCGTAACCCATTTGAGAAAGTGTAGCAGGTAAAATAGAAAAGGTTGTAAGTGCCCCAGTCAAACGACGAAGACCAATCTTTTGTATCTCTATGCTTTCGTCTGCTAGTTCATCGATACCCCTGGCTATTGTGTTTGCTCCAGTTCTTAGGATCTCGTAAGGAAAAGCAATAAAGTTACCAACTGGTAACTTGCGTAGTGCCTTAATACCTTCTGGTGCTAGGTTGTAATTAGGTACAGTGTTACGAACAATACGTGCAGCTTCTTCATCTATGAAATCTTCAGCGGACATTGATCTGCCAGTTTTTCTTTGTATGTAACTAGCACGTTGTGCGTCATCCATTTTATCTAGAGCATTGCGTAACTTACTTGACTCAAAAGAAAAGTTGTACACTTTCCAAACATCATCGCCACCTTGGTATGCATTCTCAAACTTTTTACCTGTGCCTTTAAGAAACCCATAATATGGATTGTCAGCTAACTTAGCACCTAGTGGTGTCCTTTCCTTTACCCGTGTTCCGGCAATAAATTTATCATCAGAGTATCCAAGACCTTTGGACACAAGCTCTTGTAGTTCTTTTAATTCAGCTTGGCTGTTTACAACCCCAAGCTCTTGTAGTTTTTTGAAACGTCTTTGAGCTTGCTTTGGTGTGGCATCTTTCAAGTTTTTGAAAACAAGTCCTACAGACTCCCATAGGTTTGCACCTTTTCCTATGTTGCCCTGTGCCAAAGCAAATGCACTGGCAGTGGTTACGTTTCTTACCTGTGTGACTGGAGATAAAACTGTCTTACCGTACTGGACAAAACCTTTTCCTTGTAGGAATGTAGAGTAAACAGAACGTCCCCAGTTTCCTGCTACGCCCGTGTCCCCTGCAACGAATCGAGTAAGATCTTTGTACACTCGTTCTGGCACTGCATATCCATGTAGAGATCCCCACCCTGAATTAAGGATGTCCTCTTCTGTTGCTTTCTTACCAAAACTATTTGCACCCTTAGAACCAAGGACAACAAATCCTTCTTCTCCTAATGCAGCAACTTGTTCATCAGTTATGTTGGGAGGGATCTTACGGAATATCTTTCCGATTCCCTCGTTTGTTTCTGCAAGTTTACGAATCCTGCCAAAATAATTATCAACAGCAGAAAACTCAGCTAGATCAGAAACAGTAGCGACATAATTCTCTAAGGGATTCTTAACCTCACCCAACAAAGCACGTTGATAATCTTTAATATTTTCTCTGCTGACAAACAGTTTAGTATTTAATCTTTGTTCTGCTACTCTACCAACACCTTCAACTGATGGTTTAGTTTTGTTCTTGTATCTTTTCAAAAAGTTGTCACGAGCAATCCCTGCTTGTTGATCTGTAACTTGACCAAGTAATTTAAAGTCATCATTCAAACCTAGTTCTCTAACGCCTCTAGGATCTGAAAGACTTTTGGCTATATTTTCTAGCTCAGATTGAACACCCACTGGGTCAGCCTTAAAACCTTTAGCGGCTTCTTTTAACATTTGATCATCAGGTTTAAAATTTGGGTCTTCAAACATTCGATAGCGTCTACGCATGTATGAGCCTAGATTACCCCTGATTGTTTCAGATAGTTCTTTACCTGTGGCTTTTTGAACAACGTCGTTTTGTTTTATAAAATCGCTGTCTAATATCTTTTTACTCAACTCGTCTAAATGAGTCCTCATAATTTTGACTGGATCTTCTAGTTCTTTTGGTAAAGAAGCCAAAGCATCTTCAGCTTTTGTCCGATTAGCCAAAGTTAAATACTGATCAATACCATTCAGGATATTATCACGAGTCAACGGAGACATACCATCTGTAGCATTCTTTGATTTAGCAATGATATTATTTATGTCTTTGTCTAATACTTTTGTAAGTTTACTAGCAGCCTGTGCTTCAGCCTCAGTAAGACCAGGGATCAAGGACCGAGCTTCACCAATCTGCTCTGGTAGCATCCCACGATAACGAAGAATAGACATGGTATCAGCGACACCTTTTGCAAACATGCCCTGTTCTTGTCCCATTCTTCTAGCGTCTTCTGCTTTACCGAGATAGTCTCCTACTTTACGAGTTTGTCTTTGCACTGCTCTGGCTGCTTCTGGTAGTAATGGGATTTGTTCACCAACTATCTTGGCCCCCGCTGCGGTTCCTCGAGCAGCGCCCACAGCACTACGTGCTATTATTGGTGCAGCTACGACACCTGCTCCTCCTTCAACACCCACCTTGAATTTATTTATTAGACCTTGCACGGCACGTTCTTCGTTTTCTAATCCGACAAGTTCTGCTGTTTCTGTGGGACCGCCCTCAAAGAAATCACCAATTGTGGTTGTGTCATTGGTCGCTGTTACAAAGTCTGCTCCAACACCCGCTCCAACTTGAGCCATGAATTTACCAACACCGCCTGCTTTGGCTACAGCATTGATGCCCCCAACTGCTTTGGCGGCGATACCCGCAGGCAAAACAAACTGAACACCGACTTCACCTATGGATCCCGCAAGACCTTGAGGATCAATCCCCATATCTTTACGAAAAGATTCAAAGCCCTCTACTACATCTTCATGATAGTCAGTGCCCCTAGTTGCATCTGAGATAAGTGCTCCCAGTTCAGCAACGCCTTGTACTACCTTGGTGGCACCAGAACCAACCCCTTCAATAAACTCTTTGAAGTGTCCTTCATATTCTTCTGTTTCTTCAACAGGTTGCTGTGTGACTGGCACAAAACCAGGGGGTAAAGAGGTTTCCGTGTTTTGTGTGACTGGTACAAACCCAGGAGGTAGCTTTGATTCTGCCATTCTTGGCTCCTACTATATAGGCTTTCCAGTTGCTGCGTCTACATATCCACCAGATCCGTCTGGATTTTCTGCTATTTGTTGTCCTGTTTGAGGATTAACACCTACGACAGTAAGCTTTGGTTGACCAGTTGTCATTGCACTCCCCATGGAACGCACAAGAATATCAGCCTGTTGTTGTACTTTGGCGGGGTCCACTTGACCACTGTCATTATACACATTAAATTCACCAGGGTTTTTAAGAATAGTCTCAATGGTGCGCTGTCTTAAACGCTCTGGCGTATAATCACTTCCCGCTGCTTTTGACGCTGCTTTTATCTTTGCCAGTTGAGTTTTCTTTAACTCATCAAGTCCTGCCAAGGTAGCAATTGCAAATGCATCAGCACCTTTACCCACAGCACTTCCTTGAAGAACGTCAACAATCCGGCGGTCTATCTCTGCCATGTCACTGACATCTTCCATACCAAAGACCTGACGGGCAAACTCCTGTTTTCCTTCTGGAGTGTCTGGAACCTCTGCTGCATCAAGAGTACCTTTGACCGCAGTTTCTGTGTCTTCTTCTGCTAAATCATCAATCTTCTGACCCTTTTCACTGAGAGCTTTTTCTGCTGCCTCTAGTGATCCATATCTTGCTATTGCAGCATCCGCTGCACCAGAATCCATCTCTGCTAGAATACCAAGAGCACCTCTAGTTCCTTCTGTTTGCTCAACAGTAGGAGCCTTAGAAACATCCACGGGTTTTCTAGCCTCCCGTCCCATTCTTTCTCCCATCTGAGAGTACGCTCTAAGCTGTTCGTTTATTGCACCGCCATTGTTCATCATTATAGGGGGCATAGGAGCGGGGGGCGGGGTCTGTTGAACCATTGGTTGTGCAGGCATAGGTGCCGGAGCAGCCATGGACATAGGTTGTGCAGGCATAACTGGTGCCATCATCATTGGTTGCGGCATTTGCTGCGGCATGGACATAGGAGCGGGGGCCATGGGCTGAACAGGGGGCATCGATGCTTGCATAAGGTCGGATGAAGAGGCCATGATACCACCCATCTTTGCTAGTTTCTGACGTGCAGGTCTAGCCGTATCTATAAACAACTTACGATTATAAACCCCATTCATATTAAGCCCCGCTTACATTCATTAAACTACCCAAACCAAATAAGTTTCCTTGCCCCGCCGCAGAAGAAGCAGTGTTAGCCCCTGCCAATATGTTACCAAGAGAACCACGTTGCGGTACACCCGTGGCAACTAAACCCGTAGAGGCACCTGGCTGACCTTTTAGTATGTCTCTCATGAAAGAGAATCGAGCAAACGGTTCGTAAGCTTCTTCAAGCTGACCTTCTCGTTGTACATCAAACTCTCTTTGTAGTTGTCCTTGTTCCAACTGACCCACATTAAACAGGGCGTTTACATCTCGTTGACCTAATTGCTGTGATGCCTCTCCGAGAGCACCGAGTCCCGTGCCAAGAGTCTGGAATAATTGAGCACCAGTCTGTCCACGTTTCATCTGGTTTTCGAAAGCAGACTGAGCTTGTTGTTGCGCACCAGTGTACGCAGCTGAACGTAGTTGTGCACCTGTTCTTGCTTTTTGATCTTCTATGTTTCTTTGTAACTCTTGTTCTGCTATAGCCTGACGAGACCCGCCAAAGGCACCAGAGCCTACCGCTTGAGCACGTTCACCTATCTTCTGTATGTCCCCTGCACGTTGTATGTCGGCTAAAGTGGTGTCAATAACCTCTTCTACAAATGGATCATAGAAATCTTTGTACCCACTTGTTCTAATAAGTTCTCCCGTGGTTGGGTCTGTTCTAGCAGTTCTCGTTACAACTCCCGTTTTTGGGTCTGTAACCGTATCATAAAGAACTTGACCTTGTGGATCATACATACCCATAGATCCTTCAGCCGCTGAAATACCCGTAGAATAAGTGTCTCTTGCGTCAGTTAAAAAAGGTTTATAAGCACCAATACCTGAGTAAGGAAGTTCCCCTGTAGTTGGGTCAGCTACGCCAGTAAGAAGTTCAATTGATTTTTTTTGTGGGTCGGTAAATCTAATTACGTCTGGTGCAGCTACGCCACCTTCAACCGCAAGAATTGGTTCACCATACTGATCTTTCATTGCTAAATTTACATCTGAGGTAAAAGTACCATCAGACTTTTGATACATTTGAACTCCGGCTTCGTCCAAAACGGGTTGTCCAAACAACGGAGATCTGGACGCAATACCACCCACTTCTCCTGTGTCTTCATCAACTCTGTAGATGTTGGATAGTAAATCTTTTAAAAACTTCTCCTGATACTCTGGGAGAAGCGTCATACTTTTGACGGTAGACTCAGCCATTATGCTCTCCTCTCAAACCTATTCATCATCTTGTACATCTCAGCGGCCCCCTTCGCTCGATTGCCGCCCCCTGCACCTTTGACTGCATCAGCAGTCATGACAAACTCCCCGTCCGAGAGCCGTGCTTCTTGGACCCTGCCACCATCTTGATAAATCGCTGCGGGTATTGAATCACTGGTTCCTGTCCCTGGGCCTGAAATCATGCCCCCCGTTGCTGCCATCACAGGTGTGCCCTTATAGTCTGGTCTTCTCTCTCCAGTATTATACTGAGCTAACTCTGTTTCTGACATTAAGTTTTCAAAACGTGGACGACGTTGCTTGTACAATTCTTCTTCCATTATACCTTGCAGTAAAGAGTTCATGACATTTTTATTGCCACCTTCACCTTGTTGTCCTAAACCCAACGCCAAAGCTCTGAGCGCGGGATTACCCCCACTAGCCATAGCCGCGAACTGTAGGGCTTGAGGACTCTTTACTAGATTAGCAATACCACCCGCAGTTGACCGTGAACCACCGCGATTACCCAAAGCATTCAAAGCCAAACCTGGAACACCCATAGTCGCCCCTTGAAAAGAAGAACCTACTCCGGCTTGGAGTGCATCTTCTAAAGATCCACCGCTAAGTAAACTACCAAGTCCAGAACCAAGGGCCGCGCCTAGTGGATTACCTCCACTGGCAACCATGCCAACAAGTGCACCTATTGAGGAGAATAGGTCACCTTTTTTCTTTTCTGTTTCTGCTTCTTCTGCCATCATGCCTCTCCTGAAATTGCTTCGGGTGCGGTCACTGTAATTGCAGTATGCCGTTTTGTCTCTGCTGTCCAAGACTTTCCACAGTCAGGACAAGTTCCATCTGGATATGATGCAACTTCTTCTGGTGTGTCTACCATATTATTACAATGATGGCACTGTAACTTATCTACTGAAGTTGAAGGTCTAAACCTAGATCCATCTCCTATTACTATAATATGTTCATCACTCATGTTGTACTCACTGTTACTGTTCCTACTGTCCCTGTGCCTTGAGATCCACGAAGAAAAGCAGAATGGGTTAAAGGTACTCTAACATAACCATCATGCTGAAATAAAGCCCCAGGTTCTAATCCACTGTCATCTGTTTGTAAATTAGTTATGGTTATGTCTGTTGCCCTTACGTCACCTGGGTTTTGAATCTGTTCTAAGAACACAGAAAACGCCCGAATAACTTCGGCAAAATAAGTTCTTTGATATTGATCTGGTGGAATAGGAAAGTATGGACGGGATAAACGCCTAGACATTAGCGCCTCCCATCTGATCGTATATCAAGGCGAGGAGAACCCAAACGCCACGTTACACCAAGGTCATCAGATGCAATTTTAAAACGCATCTGTCTACCACGAAGTCGAAAGTATAGTTGTTCTGTTCTTGCATCTACAGCAGCAGCTTGTGTTTTTACAAACGCATCCGTTTCTGTCTTAGAATAAGTGCCATCTGGGGCGTTTTTTACATCTAGTGTTATGTTCACATCAGGAAGTATAGCCGTAGAGTCCCTAAAGTCTACGTCTGGAATCATCTTACGAAGTAGCATAAACTGCTCACCGTCTCCTATGTCTATAGGACTGGACTGAATATAGGCATTGATTGGTGTGGTTGGATTAGTTGTACCATCGTCAAATCCGATTTCATGCTCATAAATATAACCGTCAGCGTTTGCTGCAAAAGGGAAATCAAAAATGCCCCTGTCAATCCATGCAGTTCTACCAAAAGAGCCATAGTACCATACCTGTTCCAAGTAGTTATAAACAACATATCTGTTTACTTCAGTGCTGTTCTCAGATGGATAATACCACCATATCTCTGAGTGCTCTGTGTTCAAAGCAGCATTGATCTTATCAAGTTGTTCTTCGTTTATATCAGAGAAAACAAAATCTCTGACCATGCAAGGGAGCTTTTGAACGGCACCACTGTACACATAAAACTCTGCTCGACCCATCCAAAATACATTATCGTCAACAGCAATAGCAGCATTCGGACTAGCAATCGTAATGTTTTCGGACAAAGAGGTGACACCAAATGTAAATGGTGGACCAAGGAACTGCATCGAATACAGTGTTGTATCGGTGAAAACTAGGATTTGTTGTCTGGTTTCAAGAGCAGTAACAATCTCTGAACCAGAACCGAGACGCAACTCACCCGCTGTGTTGGTCGCTGTGGATGCCCAGTCGGTTAAAGATTCTTGGGAGGAGAACCGTATAGCCAACGGATCTTGGACACCCGGATTAGCCTCCGTGTCACAACCAAACGCTATGATGTGTCGATCTCGGTCTGATACTAATACTTGTTTTGCAACAGTAGGCGCACTGTCTGACCCTGCTAGAGACGTAATATCAACACCTCTGGTAGACAATGTGTTTGTCTCATCCCAGTAGTATATACCGCCATCTCGCACGTTCATAATAAGGTCTTCACCAAAGTTATCATGTGACCAAAGACGAAGAGTGTTTGTTACAATTGCATCTGAAGAAGCAGATCCCCAAGTTCCTCGTGACCAAGTTCCGGCACCCCAACCTGCACCTGATACACCTATATCTAGCCCTGTGTTTATTTGATATTTACCAACAACAGAACTACCACCGTTGCCAGTATCAGATCCATTAGCTGCAACAAGGCTAGGATTAAGTTGTCCTTCGTATGTTATGTCAGAGATAGAAGTACTCGCTGCTCTAGCTTTAATCTTATAACTTCCTGTGTTTACAACCTCTGTTACATAATACTCTTGATTTAAAACAGTAGCAGTAATCAAACCACCAAGACTAGCTGCGCCAGAGTATGTTACAAAGTCGTTTACAACTGCGCCGTGATTTGTATGACTTACCGTAAGTTCCGAAGAACCATTAGTTGCAGCAAACGTAACAGCACCCGCTGATGTTGTAAGTCGTAAGGGAGTTACATCGTTATAAAAGCCACCCTCATCAATGTAGTATTTAAGATTTGTACCTACACCAACGTACTGATCTCTAGCTAAAGAAACCCAAGGATGTAATGCACGACAAGTACCAAGAAACGAGTTTGATGATCTTTTCTGCCAACCGCCTATCTTTTCAGGGTAGCCCTTTTGAAATCTAACGTTATCAATATCAAACCAACCACCCTCGTTAGAGTAGGCGGTTATTTCACGGTTTACCCCTGGCTTGAATTGTAATTTTGATAGAGGCATTAACTGATCTCTTCATAAGACACTATAACTTTAAAATCGTTTGCTGTTCCCGCTGTAGCACTCAACGAAGTTCCTGTACTTCCATTCTCTTCTAAATAAATAGGAGCGTCTTTTGTTACCACATCAAAGAAATCATTATTGGCTACAGATTTAAGTTGAACAACCTCTGTAGCCGTGCCGCCTGCGTTAGTTGCATTGTGATAGCTAACAGTACAAGTTCTTGCTGCGCTACCATCTACATTTACCAATCGCACAAGATTAACTTTGAGAACTTTATTGTTGCTACCTGCATTGTTAAGAATCGAGGTTATTGAGGTTGTTGTCAGGTTGGTTACGTTAACCTTTCCTGTCATCGTAGTTAATGCTGCAATGTTCGGCTCTGCCATGTCTGTCTCCTATCCCAGAATAATACTGAGGGCTATTGATGTGTTAGGTGCAAGGTTAGAGAACCCTATAGTCCCTGACCCGTTTGTAGTCAAAGCTCTATTCGCACTACCGTCTGAGGTCGGTAAAGTAAGAGCAGTAACAAAAGCTTGTAAGTTTGCATCATAGGCAAGAACGTCTGATCCTATAGCGACACCAAGGTTCGTTCGAGCAGCAGATTCTGTGCCTCCGCCTGTGCCTCCATCTGCGATAGCTAGGTCCGTGATTCCTGTTATAGAACCACCTGTAATGTTTACGCTACTCATACCAAGGTTGGCTGTAATGTCTACAACCGCTGCCCCTGATCCGGCTCCATCCGCGTAGATTATAGCATTGTCGCCGTTTGCTACAGTCACATTTGCACCAGAGCCTTGGCTAAACGTACAAGCTTGTCCTGATCCGTTTACTACAAAGTATATGTGCTGACCGTCATTGGGAGCTATCGTAATCGTACAAGCTTGGGTTGCCCCAGATAATACAAGTGTTTTAAACTGACCATCGGACAATGCCCCATCACTTGTTGTGAGGGTATGCGCTGCGCCAGAAGAACCTAAGCTGATAGTCCCAACTCCGTTAGTCAGTCGATCAACTATGTTAAGATTATTGTTGGTGGTTGTACCCCATGTACCAGACTGCTCACCGTTTCTGATAAGTTCGATACCACTATTTGTTGCATATGTACTTGGCATGTTTTTTCCTACGCAGCTACTATTTCTGTCCAGACAGTATCATACTCTGGGATTATTCTACCCCAGACTAACACAGTTCCTACTTCTCCGCTACCCGCAAGTCCTCCGACTGTAACAGAAGATCCACCTGTAACCGTGACAGAACCTACAGAACCCGTGGCAGACAGGGATGCAGCAGGTATAACGGCTGTTGTTCTTTGTGTTACTCCACCGACACTTGCAGTGGCAGCTAAACCTGTCTCAGGCACAATCGCATCACCAATTACGGTAACTTGATGTATGTTTGCACTTGCAGCAAGACCTGTAATCGTTGGCTGTACGTTGATAACCACGTTTACCGTGCCAAGCGCGGATGACAAAGCAGAAACAGTTGGAAGATTTACTAGAGCCGTACCTGTAACAGTCGGCAATGTAACTTCTCCAGTTCCCGCTAACCCTGTAACACTTACATCTACATTCGTAACAGGCGTTACGTCACTTGTGGAACCAGTCGCGGTTAAACTACCAACTAGGATTACTGTACCACCGCCCACGCCAACTGCTACCGACCCAACCGCAGCCGTACCTACAAGTCCTGTAGCGTTAAGGTTGTTATCTGTAACAAGAGAAACAACACCAACCGTGCCTGTTGCACCAACGCCTGTTGCCAGAACGCGAGTAACGGACGCATCATCACCTATCGGTACTTGAGCTATAGATGTTGCGCCAAAAAACATTTAGCTAATCCTTATTCAGGTTTCGTAGGCCAATCCGCATCTTCTAGATTAGGCCAGTTCTCATTAGTTGGGAGATTACGTAATGCTGTACGATATGTAGCCCAAGAAGTCTTAGCTTCATCTGTTAGTGGGCTATCACTTGCTTGCGTCCAATCGCTTTCTGCTAGTAATTGATTACGAATATTTCTATTCTCACTTTTGAGTCCTTCAGTAGCAGCCGTTGTCATTTCAGCAATTTCTTCTTCTGTAAGCTCAATTACTTCCGCACCAACTTGTTTATATTCTGGCATTACGAACTCACTTTCTTCATACCGTAAAGGTAAAATTTATTATCCCACTGAGTACCTATTCCTGAGCCAGTCCCAATGTTGAAATTTTTCATATTAACGCCATTATTTGTATAGTAAGATCCACCTGATGCACTTGCGGTTATTGAATCAAAAATACGAAAATCGTCGTAATAACCTCCAGGTCGTGACGTACCAACCCATCCGTTCGCATGCCAATAACCGTTGACCCAACGAAAGGTAAGTTCCATAATGAAGTTGGCGGATGAAGAGTTTATCTGTGCGCCAAAATATGAATTTGATCCATTAGATGTATTTCTACCACTTCCATAGCGAGAAACAGTAGCTATGTTATTGCCCCCACAGTAAAAATAAGGCTGTCCATTTGCTCGCCATTTGTTTCCCTTACATAGAAAACGAAAAACATCATACTTTGACTGATCTACGTCTGCTGCGGGTATTGTATACTGACTTATATCCGCAGAAATAGGATATGTTTTAATTAACGTAAACTCTGAATTGTTTTCAATAAGTGTTGTAACATCTGCACTAGATAAACCTGCGGTTCCACCACCTGAACCGCCATCAGTCGAAACTGTTTTTACTGTTCTACCCATTACTAAGCCCCTTCATATCCCATGACATTAAAGGAAATGTTTTCAGTGCCACTGTTGCGAACAATTACTCTATCGTTATTTGATATAACTAAACCTGTTCTTTCATAGTCATTAAAAGACAAATTCTCTTCTAGTAGTCCTGCTTGGTTTAATGTATCAAAGTTGCTTACAACTTTGTCAGTGTCTGAACCATCAGATATAACTGATGTTACGCTGTCTAATGTTTCAGTATATGCAGAGGTAGTGCTATAAAGTGTATAGGTTTTGAAATCTGTAGTTTCATAGATGTTATATGTACTGCCAGATCTTAGAGGTATTACCCATTTACTTTTAGCAGTTCTTACAATCGGCCCACCCAAAATAACACCGTCATTTGTAAAGAAACTAGGAGCGCCACTAGAAATATCAGTTATAAGACCCGATGTTACAGTCTGGTCAAAAGTATACGTTGACGTACTTCCAGTATCCGCTGCCAATGCTGCTTCCCAAGCAGCAACGTCGAACTCCAACAACCTTCTCTTTCCGTACCAGTGCATTAAAGCGTATGACTTTTCTGTGTTGGGATTATACTCAAAAAAGTTTATTGTATAGAATCCAGATGAACTTTTAACATTCCCTGTTTCAGTTTTATAATGCAAGGGATAACCTGAACCCGAAGAAGATTGATTATCTTCAATTACTTGTTCAATTACGGAGTTTGCTGCTACGCTTCTTCCGTAACAAACGATGTAAGTAGTCTGATTAGAATTGTGAGTATAAATTACTATACCACCTGACGCATGGCAACTTATCTTATTTATGCCATCATTTGTTCCAGGATCACTGTTTGATATCCGCTGATACATTAAAGAGTTGCTAGATCTTGTATGATTTCTAGCTTGGTTTCCGTTTGTATCTAGAAATACTACACCCAGATATGCGCTACCGTTTACAGTCCAATAAGGCTGTAAATTGCAATAAATATCAATAGCCCCATAACGATTTGCATAGCTCGCGCTAGTTGCATTGTCATATGTACCAGATGGCGTTGTAACGGAGTTTGCGTTAATCTGGGATTTAGTAAAAGTTAACCCTGCGCTATCAATTTGAGCTTGAGTAAAATAACGCACTGATCCACTCGAATCTCCTCTAGTTAAACCTATAAGACCGTTTGATGGAGACTGCCCTACCCCCCAATCGCTCCAATCAGAAGTCATCCAAAGAGGATTGATACGTTCAGAGGCAACAAGACCGCTTGTAGTAGCGCCACCAGGCAATTCTGTAAGAATAGTACCTCTATTTGCATTTCCATAAGTGCTATACTCAAATTTAGCGGTTACACTTGAGACAGATCCAGGAACAACTGAGTTATAAAAAAGTTTTAAAACTTCTTTGGTAAAACTTGTTGTGCTGATTTGAGTACTTGTTTCTGGTGCAGTTGCACTAGCTTCTAATAATATTGATAATGTACCATTAGAAGTTGAACTTTTCATCCTCGCTATCAATGATATTGAAGCTGAAGAGCCGCTAGTATTGTCGTATATAGTTAATGTTCTATTAGATCCTACTACAGCAGATCCTAATCTTCCACTTGCCATATTCTTATCCTCTCATAAAGTAAACAAAAGCAGTGGACGCTCCACTGGACGGTGCATCTGACCAAGTGGGGGCAGCGCCATTACCACCTGATGTTAATAATTGACCCGCTGTGCCATAGTTAGCACCGCCAACCCCTAGCTGTCCAGAAGAAGCTACTCTAAACCTTTCTGACCCAGACGTTTCAAACGAGATAGTATCCGCAGCAGGAAAGCGTATAGCTGTGTTTACATCCCCTGTGTGAATGATTTTATCAGCAATGCTTACATCACCTGTAAAAGACCCTGTGCTAAAAGCACCTGTAGAAGCAGAATTAGCTCCGATTGCTGTGCCATCTATTGCACCTGCATTAATATCTACTGTTGCAAGTTTTGCTGTGCCTGTAACATCTAAAGCCTGACTAGGACTCGCGGTTCCTATGCCGACTCGATTATTGGTGCTATCAACTACAAGCGTGGTTGTATCTACGACAAGCTCCGCCGCTGCGCCGTCTGCTATGAAGTCTCCTAAGTCTCTTGCTCTAGTCATCTATCAACCTTTCTTACTCAGTGACTTCTACTATTTTTGCCCCATTAGGATCAAAAACAATTGCTAGATTAGCTTCGATTGTTCGTACTGACTCTACACCATAACTTTCTGCGGTAGAGTAAGGTATATAAGCATTAATTCGTCCTGGGGTTTGTGTATTATAATAATCATTAGATTTAGCATAAAAATCTTGTTCAAAATTATATAGATAATTATTTTTTAATAAAGGCCGTGTTGGTATCGTACACATAGTAGATCGAGTACTTCCAGAAGTCGGTAAGGTTTGTTTTAACGAACTGGTCTGTGTGTGATTGCTAGTATTAATTGTAAACAATCTAACTCTAGGGTTCATTGCGTCTGTGCTAGCGGATCTATCATCATAAAAGTTTAAATATGTATTAGTAGACGGAATGTCATAAAGAGAAGAATTTGTATCTGTGGTGAAGTTGCTTGAAGCAAAAATATTGTTGTTATCTACGGATAGTGAGTTGCTTTGAACTCTGTATAAAGCACGATAAATAGTTCTACCATTTACAGCGTATGCCGTATATTGAAGCACATAGTACTGACCATTATTAGTAGTAGTCGTAATTGGAGTTACACGCTCCAGATTATTCCTGTTAGTCTGTGGCGCACCGCTAGGAGATAACATCGCATAGCTATTAGCAGTTGTAGCACTTGTGGTATTTGCAAAACCAATTGTTGCAAGGTTGGGATAGCCAGTATTATGAGGCCCAACATAATATCCAGTTGCTGATGGGTTAGGTAGCCATGACAAAGCATCCCCCTCATTGTAGGGAAAAGGTAGACCAAAGTCAGTGCCTCCTGGGCCTTTTTGAGAACCCGTTTGACCAGTAAACTGAGTGTAATTAATAGTTGTTCCACTTACATGAAATATACCGCCAAAGTTTGCTCCTGTACTATGACCGTGACGGCCCGTGGCAATGAATTGATTTCCGTTTCTAACTCTTGAGCCAAACCAAGTAGTGCTTTGATACCGACCACTAGCATATATTAGTGTCATAGTTCCTATACTTGGCGTTGATCCTGAAATGTCTACAGCCGCAAAAGCCCAATAATAAAAAGAATCACCATCCCTATATGATGTAAGTATAGCAGCCTGAGTTGAACTTAAACCAACAACTTTTGATTGTGAGTGAGCAGCAAAATAGTTAGTTATAGAGGGAAAATTTGTCTGCGTTCCTGCGGTAATAGTATCTCCGTTTATTGTTATTTTAAACATACCACTGTTTGAACAACCAACAGCAAGAGTATCACTGATAAACATCATATGTGTCAAACCAGTAATGGTAGTAACACTACCTGCGGTTTTATTGGCTCTGTGCCAAGTATAAATTTTGGTGCCTTGTTGAAAGTATATGTAATTAGTTCTGATGTGATGACGAACACTAGAAGGACTTAAATCATCAGAAGTTAAAGTATGATAAGTAATAGGATCAGAACCCCCTACACCCGCTGCTGTAATTGCAGCCGCAGTTGTACTGTCTACAGAAGCAATATTACTAAGCTGTCTCGCATTTGTAATTACGTCTGTTCCACCTACTTTAATCGCCATTTTCGTGTCCTTTCACTAGGAGATTGTTGCATTTGTATTAACGTTACCGACAACATCTAGGTTGCCAGAAGCGTCTAGTTTCATCTTATTTGCACCACCTGTTGCAAAGTATAAACTTCCACCAGTTTCGGTTATTGTCCAATTAGCAAAGCCTACACTGCCAGTGACAGTTACCCCTGTGGCTGATGTGGCTAATTTAGCTGCGTTATTGTGGTAAAGAGTTACTGCGCCATCTTCTACAAACGTCGCCATATTTTCTGAGCCAGAACTCATAAGATTGATGTCGTCAGACTTGATGGAAAGAGCGCCTGCTACGGTGTTATTAATAAAGCTGTTATTACCATCGTGAAAAATCTGTAAATCATCACCTGCACCAAAAACGGCTTTACCGCTATCTGGAATTTTAATATTTCCACCATTGTCAACACGAAGTCTTTCGCTGCCATCTGTCTCTATAGTAACAGTATCAACCGCAGGGAAACGTATTGCTGTGTTTGTATCGCCACTGTGAACAATCTTATCGGCAATCGTTACATCGCCACTGAACGTGCTTGTTGTGCCAGTAAGATCGCCTGTGAGCGTTCCGCCTGTAAGCTGTAGATATCGAGCATCGGATTGAGATTGCGTATAAACATTTGCTATGGTTTGTGTTCCATATGCAACAACATCGAGGGTGTCCCCCACTGTTGCGCCAGAGGCAAGGACAATTGAACTACCATTTGTGGCGGTGAAATCTGCTGCTGAAAGTTTAGATCCATTTAAAAATACTTCTACAAAGTTCACCGTATAGGACACTGAAAAGGTTGTCTGGTTAGCTGTTGCGGTAAAGACTGTAGTCGTAAAAGTTGTTGGCTGTATATCCGCAGCTATCGCTGTAATAAATACAATGGCATCTCCAGATAGATTTATCGCATTGCCACTGTTGCTACTTTCAGAGACGACCCTAGTGAGAGTTGTCCCTGAAGCAGTAAAAACACCTGAACCTAGCTCAAAATTACTTGTACCATCTTCTATACAGTATCTAACAGTATCTCCGTTAGATACCCCTGCTGCGGTAAAAGTTTGGAAACCGTCAACCGCTGAACCCAATGTGAGTGTGCCAGTACCCGTAGTGGCGGTTGTCATCTTGGCACGATTGACCAGTTTTACCATAGCGGCACTCCAAACTTAATTGTTATGCAATACGGATGATTGCGTTACTTGCGTCAGGCGTTGGGAACACAATCTGAAAGTCCCCAGAGGTTGATGATTTGTTAGAGCCAAAATCAAGAACAACCACACTTGCATCGTTAGATGCAGTATCGTTATAAATCAACGCACCACGAGCAGTGATTGTTGCAGATGTAAATGTAAGATCTGCAAAGTCAGTCAACGCTGTAGTTCCTGATGTTGTTGGTGTTACGTT